GAGAACTTGAAAAACAACTTGGGGGACTCGCTTGTGGTGTCAAAGCGCATTTGCGTCACAACAGCCTCGGGGTTGATACCCTGCGCAACCAACCAACGTGCATACGCTTGCAGTGGGCGATTATCGCCGTCGGCCTTACCGAAGATGGATTTTGAAGGGAGCGTCAACTGCAAAACGTCTCCACTCATATCGTTCTCTAAAACAACCGCAAGACGTTGTTGAAAACGACAGGCTCGCATATTTCCTTGGCCTGATCCTGCAATGTTCTTCGGGCAATCATCGCAGCTTGCTGCTTGAGGGTTGGCAGCTTCAGGGCTTGGCTTAACCCCATCCGCAGACCAGCAATCAGGCGCACTAACAGTTTCAGAAGCATAGCGCTTCATATAAAACACGCGGCTGACCTTCGGGGCAGCCTTGACCAAAACAATGTTAAGGTGACGCTCGTCAATGCTGGCGACTTCTTTACCGGAATCCATCAGGCGAAACACGCCGCCTTTGATAGAAACCCTCTTACCAGCGTCTGAACCTCCAGCCAAAACCTTGGCCATGTCAGAAAGCCCGACTTTACGTGCAAATTCCGGGGCTTGTGCGGGGTTAAAAACTGTAATGTTACTCATTTTCTTGCCTTTCTTACACTTATAGTGTACTCAGAGTTACTGTTAAGACCCGGAGGAACTACACCAGGGTTTTCTGCCAAAAAACTAGCCATATTTTTTTGCGCTATTCTTTTTTCTACTAAGTCAAGCGCATCCTGCTCTACCATAAACTGCTTAAACGAATCCCAGTCCCGCGTAAAATACCACGTTTGTGTCGATAAGATCACCATCCCTTCATTTGTGTTAACAGACTTTACCCCCAGATCAAGCATTCTGTCTTTGAGGGCTATTTTTATAGCGTCTTGCTGCTCCTTTAATGCTTTAACCTCGTTTTCATAAGATGTAGTCAGCTCTTGAATACGACCCTGAATCTTGCGATAGACTCTTGCAAGTTTATCCATAGGGACATCTGCTTCAACTTCAGGTACATCTTCCATCCCAACCCTCCTTTTTTGTCAAATGTTTGACAATCTTAAACGTGTTTTTTGTTTCTGTACACCCCTTTTTAAAGATTTTTAACTTCACTTTCAAACATTTTTACTAACAGCGCGTGATCATCTACTTTTGAGGCCATGGCTTTGAACAGCTTTTTTTCAATCGGACTGCTCTGAATGTGTACTACAGTCACCTTGTCGGAGTTCTGCCCCTTACGATCCGCACGCGCAATACATTGCAAGTACATTTCAACACTCATTAGTGGCCCATAAAACACTACCGTGTCCGCAGCCGTCAGTGTAATCCCGTGCGCTGTAGCTTGAGGCTGCATCACAAGCACCTGAACATTCTGCGTTTGTTGAAAATCATTGATGAGCTGCCCACGCTTCGTAGCGTTCACACCACCATGAATCTGAGCGGTCTTGATCCCGTTCTTCTCTAAATGCGCTGTAATCGTGTCAATACTGGAGCGGAACATTGCGAAGACTATGACCTTGCGATCCGTCTCATTGATGGCTTCAAGAAGAACATTGAGCCGTGCAGAAGCGTCGAACTCGACAACTTCTTTCTCATCTGTATAGACCGCTCCAGCGCTCACCTGCAAGAGCTTACTCACCATAACGCCTGCATTCACTGCACTGATTGTTTCTCCGGCGGCCTTCGCCAGCATCTGCTCCTTAAGTAATTTGTAGTACTTTAGCTGCTGTGCTGATAACGCGACCTCGCGTGTAGTTGTGATGACAGGGGGTAAATCCAAGCACTGTTCTTTTGTGAACCGGATGGCGGGCTGCAAAACTTCATGCACGGTTGTTTTAGCGTTTGGTTTCGGCACCCACTTGAACTGTGTGATTTTGTTCATCACCTTATCCCGCCATGCCGTGTAAAACTTCGGCACGTTGTTGGGGTTCACCAGCTTAGCCAACCCGTATGCGTTCAGGGGGGACTGTGCAGCAGGGGTTCCCGTCATCATCCACAGGTAGGTGTGCGGATGTATAATTGATGCCAGAGATTTCCACCGCTGTGTTGACGGGTTGGCATAAGCGTTCGCCTCATCGACTATCACAAGATCGAATCGACCGTCGTTATTTACCTCTTTGTTAAGCAGGTTCAGCCCTTCGTAATTTGTGATTACAAACTCATAGTCCCCCTTCACCAACTCTATCCTGCGTGAGGCTTGCGCATGGTGGGCCACTACCGCTTTCCGGTGCATGATGGAGTTCATAATATCACCCATCCAAGCACTGTACATAATGGACAGTGGACACAGTATCAACACTCGACGAACATACCCCCGCGTGATCAGATAGTCAGCTGCCCACAGCGAAGAAATGGTTTTTGCCGTGCCGGGTTCGTTAAAGCAAAAAGCCTTGCGGTGTAACGTCAAGAATGCTGCTGTCTCGATTTGGTGCGCCATCGGCTTGTAACGTCCGGGCCAGTTATATCTGGCTGTGATAGGGGACGGTACGTTTTTAACCCCGAGGTTTTTAAGAACCCGCATCTCATCAAGGCCAAAGAAAACGGCAACAGTGCACCCCCCATTTCCGTGATCCTCAACAATCCGGCTTTTCGGTATTACCGTGTACTTTGACGGGTTTCGTGTTCGTATGAGTACTGCTTTGTTTTCGATAATCTCCATCTCACCTTCCGTTATCGCTTACATTAGCTTTAGGATTGCGCAGCCTTACGTTACCCTTTGTTGTTTTACCCCCCGAGCGCAGGGGCTTGATGTGATCGATGTGTTTACCAGACCTGTCTATTCCAGCTTTATCATAGGCTCGCCTTGCTTTCTGGCGCTCAAGCTGATCTTTAGTCTCACCGCTTTCTTTTTGCAGCTTGTACTTATGTGCCCAATCGATTTTTCCATTTTTTTGAACCATTTTTTAAACTTTCAAAACTAATGCTTTGGGTTAAACGGGCACCCTACTACCGGACACCAACGGCATAAAGCTGTCTGTGTAGGGTTCCATACGTTGTTTGCAAAGCTGTTTTCAAGTCGAGCGGTTCGCTCACGGTACTTCCACCATGCAGCATCTGCCTGCTCTCTCAACATCTGCATTTTCACCATTGACCCTTTTACGATAAAGAGCAATGCACCGTTTACTTTTTGTATGTGTGGGAAGTGGGCAAACACCATCAATGCCATGAGTACTAACTGATCTTGATCTGGGTATTTGTCATTTCCGGTTTTATAATCGCCGACCCAAGCTGTTAACCTTTCATCATCAACAATCAAAATATCTGCAATACCCCTCACCCAAACGTCGGCAGATTTCCAATCACACGGCTGTAAGCCCTTCGTCAGCGCCATCTCGTATTCCGCGAGTTTTCGTCCGGGCTTCTTGATTAACGCATCCACAACATCCTTAAACTGTAAATACTCAGGCGGTATGGGCGTGCCATCCCGGATGTACATCTCAAGCGCTTTGTGCACCTCCACACCATAACGTGTGGCGTCGGTCTCCTGAAATGGGTACTTGTTAAGTACCTTGACCTCATAGTACCGGCGAGCACACCCCTCATAATCCTTCAGGGAACTGTGAGACCATCGGATCACTCTCTCCGGCCTGTCAGTCATCGTTTCTGCTCCTTAATTAGTATCAGTTTTTAGCAAGTCCATACCTCCGGTGTACACCACCCTCAGCAGCCAGAGGGATTCCGGGCATATATGCAGGCTCAAGCGTCATCTGCTCGATCACCCACGGCAAAGCGTCCTGAGCTTCACTCTCAGGTACAACAACAATCTGCTCATCATGCACCGTGCCTGCCACAGGGTAGCGTTTAGCTGTCCTGAGCATCCCATCGGTCATCACAATCCGCGCAGTTCCCTGCACACAGTTGTGGACTATAAAAGGACCCTCTGACCCCAACACAACAAATCGCGATCGCGGCCCCGCGTTTACGATGTCATACACCGGTTTTTTGCATTCGGCACCCTGTCCAACTGCTCCAGAGGCCACCCCTGCGCCAGCCTGTAATAGAGCGTTGTCCGGGCAATGCCTGTCCGACTGCTTAACTCCGCGACATCCACCCGACGTTCCGTGCTTCTGCGATTCATTACGTTCTCGCGGCGTGTTACCCAATGGCAATTCTCCGGTGTATACGGCCCATTGTTGTCCCGACGATCCAACTCCAAGCCGTGACGGTATGTGTGCTGCATAACGTCCCAGAAATTCTCGAACCCTGACTTCCATTGCTCGCATACAGTTATCCCCCGCCCGCCGTAGTTTTTGTAAGCCGGATCTGAAGGTTTTGTACACCGATTCACCATATTTCGCCACACGATGTACGCTGGGTGCTTGCTCATCCCGTGCGATGTATTCCCCCGCCCAATTAGGCTTTTCGTGGCGCACCCGCAGTTCGGCGTGCCGCCCCGCTTGACCTCCTTCGACACGTCTGAGCCCATCTTCACGCACTTCTTCCCGCACTGGCATTGGAACAACCAGCGCCACGTCTTCCCGGTAGATGAGTCGGGCTGAAGCGCCGTCAACATGCCGTAAGTCTGGCCAGTAAGGTTCTTGAACTTGTGATGCTTCGATCCATCCGTCATTTGTTAGTACCTTATGGTCTGGAGTCATTGATACGTTAAACAGTGTAATACATGTTTGAACACCGTTAAAGACTTTACCACCGTGAGATACGAACTCAACACCGTCGTGTACACGGTCTTCATTTTTGACATCCTCAATGGCAACCCAACCGCGATCCGAAAGAACAAGCGTTCCTTCAGCAATGCAGTTGTTCGTAATTTTCCCGCCATATAGACTCGTGGCGTCTGGGCCGTATACCCACTTCGGCCTCCCACGTTCGTCCTTCTGCCTACGGAGATTAGGATACAACAAACTCATCCCGTTGGGAAGCACGATCTCTTCTTTTCTAAACACCAGACACTTGTGGCGGTACTCTTCACCGTCCGCCAAAGATCGCTCAATAAGCTGATCACACATCCCCCAAAACTCAACCACAGCACTGGCAGCGGCTCTGTAAAGCTCAATGATCTTCTTTGAAGCCACACAATGTACAAGCAGTTCTTTAGTCGAGCATGTATGCGGAATTTCTTGCATACGTATTACGTTTTCATCCCATTCAATAAATCTCTCAATATACTCAGATGTAACGCCCAAGGCTTTAGCAACGTGTCTATCATATCTTACAGGGGGTGCCCCCATGAAGCCAACTAATAACTGCGCCGAAAAACTCGCCCACCCCAAACTGTAACCTGCACCTAGTAAAGCGCTTTTTGCAGCTTGTCTATGTACGGCGTGACTCTTCTTAGTCATCCCGGGTATATTGAACATCTGAGCACCGAATTGGGCATAAGGATCGCCCTTTGCTCTAAAGATGTCTAACATGGCATCATAGTCGGCAAGCCACGCCAACACTCGCGGTTCAATCTGCGATAAGTCCCCAACGACAAGCTCACACCCCTTTGGAGCCATAATAGCTTTGCGTAGAAAACTTCCACGCTTGAGGTTTTGCATGTTTATGGCGGATCCCCTACTCGCTGTCCACCTGCCTGATAGCGCCCCATAGTAAGCCAGCGGAACGGGTAGTCTACCCCTTTTTGAAATATCCAAAAACCGTTGTGCCCGCGTGCGCTCAGTCGTGGACTTCACCTTAAGCCTAGCCTCGCACAGTAGTGATACATCCTCATTCGACCCGTTAAGCATCGCCTGGAACAACGCATCGTTTTTGGCCAACGCCAATGTTTCCCCCACAGGGTTAGGCGTCTTGACTGTTGGCTTCTTTTTCTTCATCGGAGGGGTTACGCCTAGCTTTTTTAACACCTCTGCAAACTTCGGATTACTGGCCAAATCCGCCTCTTCAACATTAAGCCTTTTAAGCAGCCCCTCACGCTGTTCTTTCTCGGCCAGCAGAGAATCAGTCAACATGTCCTGATCAAGCTCCAGCAATGGGCGTGTGTACATCTTCAGAGTTATGTCGATAAGCCTCAGCTCACTCTTCGGATACCCATCACTCAGGCGGAAGAAAATCTGTTCGCACAGGTACACATCATGTGCACAGTACTCGGCAAGCTCCTGCTCGATGTGTGGCGGTAATTCAGTCAACCCGGCGGTGCTGTTGATCGCGTTGCCCTTGGCGGGTAAACCAAAATCCTCAGCAAGTTTTGCCAAACTGTTACCAACATCAACCCCGCGCATCGCACGGGCCATCGAGAGCGTATCAAATATAAAAACAGGCTGCACCCCATACCGCCAAGACAAAATCGCTACATCGAACTGCGCATTGTGTGCGAGTACCGCCGTTCGGCTCCAGTCGATAGTATCCACCCATTCGGCAATGTCCTGCCCTCGAACCCATTTAACACCGTCTAAACTCCCCAACTCGTGTACACACAACCCAAACGCCTTAAACCTGCTGTCTCTAATATATTCCTCAGTGGTAAGCTTCTTTAATGTGTACTCTTTGCTGTCGTAAACCGTCTCAAAATCGACGGACAGAATTTTGTCAAATGGCTTACCCATACATGTCCTAATTAAACATCTCTCTAGGTGGTGCATCCTCAAGGATGAGACTGTCAGCAATCTTTGATGCTTCCGATAGTATCTCAGCAATATTTATATCATTGGCGTTTATCGAAACTAGCGCTATGTTTACAGAATTTTTA